TCCGCAAGCACGTGCGCCGCGCGGAGGCCATGGGCTTCCGTTGCCGCGCCGCGCAGATCCCGCAGCCGGACGGCAAAAAGGTCGATTGGAACGATCTGCACCTGCGCGCACATGCGCACGCCGATGCCGACGAACGGGCGAAGCAATGGGACAACGACATCAGCGAGGCGCGGTACCAGGGCGACCTGCTGCTGGCCAAGAGCGCAATGGAAAAGGGCCTGCTGATGTACGGCCACCACCAGCGGTCGGAATTCCACCTGGAGCACCGTTCGCGCCTGTACTGGTTCGAATTCGACAAGCTGCGCTACGAGAAGCTGCGCCGCGACTACACCAACGAAAAGGGGCTCGATGAAGACGAGCTGCCCGACGACGCCGAGGACCGCCTGCGCCGAGCCGCGGCCACGGTGCACGAAATCGCGAACTGCTACCCCGAGGCGCTGTACTTCCAGCGCAACGAAGTCACGGACGAGTCCTGGTACTTCTTCCGGGTCGATTTCCCGCACGACGCGCCCAGCGTAAAGGGCACGTTTACATCGTCGCAGACGCTTAATGCGCCCACCTTCCGCGATCGCCTGGCGAGCTTCGCACCGGGCGCGGTGTTCGACGGCACGGCCGCGCAGCTGATCCACGTGATGAAGGATCAGCTCTACAACATCAAGTCGGTCGACGCGATCGACTTCATCGGCTACAGCAAAGAGCACCGCGCGTACCTGCTGGGCGACATCGCCGTGCGCGACGGCGAGCTGGTGCACGCGAATGCCGAGGACTACTTCGAATTCGACAAGCTGCGGCTCAAGACCACCCAGAAGTCGATCCGCCTGCACATCCAGCGTGACGCGGAGGCCTACCGCGACGACTGGCTGCCGTGGCTGTGGACGTGCTTTGGGAGCCACGGCGTGGTCGCCCTGGCCTTTTGGTTCGGCTCGCTGTTCGCCGAGCAGATCCGCGACGCGCACGAGTCCTTCCCGTTCCTGGAAGCGACCGGCGAGGCCGGCGCCGGTAAGACCACGCTGCTGACATTCCTGTGGAAGCTGCTGGCGCGAAAGGACTACGAAGGCTTCGACCCGGCGAAGTCGTCGGTGGCCGGTCGTTCGCGCGCCATGGGCCAGATCTCCAACATGCCGGTGGTGCTGCTGGAAGCGGACCGCACCGACCCCAACAAGCCCGACGCGCACGCCAAGAGCTTCGATTGGGACGAGCTGAAGGATTTCTTCGGCGGCGGCACGCTGCGCACGCGCGGCGTTCGCAACGGCGGCAATGAGACGTACGAGCCCCCGTTTCGCGGCACGATCGTCATCAGCCAGAACGCCACGGTGAACGCGTCCGAGGCGATCCTGACCCGTATCGTCAAGCTGCACTTCAAGCGGCCGAATGTCACGACCGAAAGCCGCGAGGCGGCCGACAACCTCAACGCGCTGTCGGTCGATTCGCTGAGCTACTTCCTGCTGAAAGCCGTGCGCGCCGAAGCCCAGGTGCTGAAGGTGTTCGCCGAGCGATCGGCGCTGTACGAGGCGCGGCTGCGCGAGAACAAGGAACTGCGGCTGGAGCGCATCATCAAGAACCACGCGCAGATGCTCGCGCTGGTCGATTGCGTGAGCCTGGTGGTGCCGCTGACCGACGACATGGTGCGCACCACGCGCCTAGCGCTGCACGACATGGCGCTAGAACGGCAGAAGTCGATCAGTGCCGACCATCCGATCGTGTCCGAATTCTGGGAGGTGTACGAGTACCTGGAAGACCTGCACGAGCAGAACGTGGTGAACCACTCGCGCGATCCGAACACCATCGCGATCAACCTCAACGAGTTTGCGGCGAAGGCCGCGCACCACTCCCAGAAGATCGCCGACCTCAACACGCTGCGCACGCTGCTGCGTAATTCGGTGCGCCACAAGTTCATCGACGCCAACGTCGCGGTGAACAGCATCATCCGCAGCGGCCGCGCCGAAGGTTCCACCATCATCAAGTGCTGGACGTTCCGCAAATGAGCGCCATTTCCGCCCTTTCCTGTGCCCGCTTGACTCCCACACCCATTCGGAGCAACCTCTGCCCCGTCGCCGCCAAATCGGCGACCGGGATTGGCGTCCCGAAGTCACGGCGCACCAGCGCCCATCAACCGATGACCGGCGCTTTTTTGTTGCCTGCTGAGTCATCGTGGGCGCATGCCAGCCAGTTCTACGGCGGGCGGTGTGCGGGGGCCGCAAGGTCCGCCGGTTCCGTGAGCCGGTACGCCAACCGTGCACCGTCCGTCACCTCGATTGGCGTCGAGGCGGCGGACTCCACCTTCACGGAGTCCAACATGTCGCACGACACCCAAGCCGCGTCGGCCAACCCGCGCCGCGTGATCGCTGCCACCTTCGGCGCGATCGCCAACACCCTCGACTGGAACCACGATGCCTGGCTCGCCTTGATGGCGAAGCTGGAGGCAGCGGGCAAGCCCGCGCCGTCCCTGACCCTCGCCGACGTGACCGCCGCGATCGACGCGGTGCGCGGCCAGATGGGGGTGCACTAATGAGCACCAGGACGCCCGTTGGCTCGCCCCTGCAGGAAGGCCTCAGCTTCGCCGTGAGCGAGGACGACATCAATCGCCTGTGGCGCGCGCAGCACGCGGCCACGCTGCTCGCCGCCCATTCCTCCGAGGCCGTGTCCTTCGTCAACGTGAGCCGCGACAGCACGGCCGCGGTGGCCGAGTACATCGCCCAGGACGTGCTCGACGTCCTCAACAGAGCGCAACGCCTCGGCCCCACGCCGACGCCTTCCCGCGGCCCAGACGTGAGCTGAGCCGAAACAGCGGGCCCGGCGGGCGGCGTTGCAGCGCCGCCCCAAGGCCTCCCCACCACGAAGCCTAGGAGCTTTGCCATGCAGCAGCAGACGGAAATTCCGGCCATTGCGACACGTTCGCAGGGGGCCGGCACCGGACCCGGCGCGGAGGCTATCACGCCGCCGCTGATCGGCCTCGATGACAGCGTGACCGACAGCGCCGGGGTGTCGGCGATCCTGCGCCCGCGCGACTGCACGGCGGCCGTGCTGATCCACATCAGCCGCGACCGCATCGCCTTCACCGCCACGCTGGACATGGGCGGCCTGCAGTCGGTGACACGCACTTTTACGGCAGACCCCAAAGGCGGCTGGCGCTCCCAGCAGCCGGACTTCATCGCCGCCGAGGAACGCATCGGCGTCGAATTGGCCGAGTACCTGGACGCGCTCGATCTGCCCACGCGTGTTGCCGCGATGTTGCCCCGCCCCGCTACAGCCGCTGGCAGCGCAGCAATGATCGCTGCCGCCCAGGAGGTGCGCCGTGCTTGAGTTCGCCTTCCTGATCGTCTTGTTGGTCGGGCCTGCCGCCGGCGGCGCCGTGCTGCACCGCCTGTGGTCGACGCGCGCTCCGCGCGCGCAGCGCGCCGGCCTGGCCGTTGGCCAGGTGCCGGTCGCGCTTCGCCGCCGCCGTCGCGCCATGGCCGTGCGCCGGGAGGTTGCCCATGGCTGAGCTGATGCCTGGACGCAGCCACGACGAGCTGCGCGCCGCACACCAAGCCGGCGCCGTGATCCTGGCGAACGAAGGTCGCCACGGACGCGCCGACACCTACCACCTGTGCGCGGATCCGAAATTCACCTGCGAACCGCACGAATACGTCGCGGTGATGCCCTGGTCGTTGAATCTGCAGCGTGCGCTGCAGGCCTACATCGACGACCACATCCCGGCTGGCGCCGGTGTCGATGTCAGCGGCCGCACGCTCAACCTGCGCGAGGCGCTGGAGCTGTTCGTGGACGGCGAGGCGATCGAGTTCACGTACGGCCCCGACGACGTGTGCCAAGGCTGGCAACGCGTGATCAACATGCGCGACCTGTGCGATGCGCATCAGCTTCGCCGCGCGGTCGCGTACACGCGCACGGAGGTGAGCCGGTGACCCAGCGCCAGGTGCCACACCAGGTCACGCTGCTGCCTTGCGCGGAGGGGCATGCAGCGCGGCACTACCTCGACCACCGAGCCGTACGCGTCGGTGGCGGCCACTTCATCGAATGTCCCTGCCGTCGCACCGGTAAGCACGAAGCGGTCGAAGGCGCGCTCGACGAGTGGTTCCGCGTCAACCAAAAACGGAGGCCTCGGGCGCCGCGTGCGACCGCATGCGCTGCGATCGCGCCGGCGGGTCCATCGGCCGACGTGTTGCAGCTCCCGCTGCGCCTCCTAGGGGGCCGCCGTGCATGACGGACACGGCAAGCGAGGAATGGCGCGCGGTATGCGAGGCGCGCCATTGGCTTCGGAAGGGGTACACCACGTCCGATCGCGTCGGCGCGCTGGTGGCTCGCATAACCGCGGAGCGCGGGCAGGAAGCGGCGAACCGTCTGCGCGAGGAAATGCGCAGGCAGTGGGTCACACGCAAGGATTGGTTGGAGGTTTCGAGCGCATGAGCGACCGGATCATCACGTACACCGCGTTGCAACGCGTGTGCGCACCGGAAGGCCCGCTGCCGCGGGCCTCGACCGTCCGTCGCTGGGCAGACCGTCTGGGTATTCGGTACAAATACGACGCCCGCGGCGGCATCTGGACCACCGTGGACGCCTTGAACGCTGCCCTCGGCCTTGCCGGGCCTGCAGCGAACGAGGGAACGGCTACGACACGGAGCGAGGACTTGATCTGATGGGCGGCAGGAAGCGGCGATTCAATCCAATGATCCCGGCACACATCGACCAGGCGTCGCTGCCGAAGGGGATCTATTGGGAGGACAACCGCTGGTACATCCTGGAGCCGCACCCCGAAGGTGGCCGTCCGCGCAAGCGGACGGTCGCGTATGCGACCGCGCGGCTGTCCGAGCTGCACGCCATCGTCGAAGTCGCCGCTGGCGGCGAAGAGCGCGGCACGCTGCGCTACCTGTTCAAGCGCTTCAAGCAATCCACCGAGTTCAAGGAGCTGGCCGTGGAAACCCGCCGCGGCTACGCCTGGTGCGGCGACACCGCGTGCGACTACGTGCTCAAGGACGGCACAAAGCTGGGCGATATGCAGGTCGCCCGCATCACGGTGCCCACGATCCAGCGCCTGGTCGAGACGCTGGCCAGCGGCCGCCCGGCGACGAAGCTGCAGCCAGAGATCGAGCCGCGCCCCAGCAAAGCTAACCACGTGCTGCGCTTCCTGCGTCGCATGTTCGCGTGGGGCCTGCGCTTCGGTTATTGCGAGCACAATCCCGGGCGCGGCGTGCGCCAGGTCACCGAGCGCGGCGAGAACCGCATGCCTGAGCCGGAAGAATTCGCCACGGTGTTGGCGTTCGCGCGCGAGCGCGGTGGGCGAGTAGCGCACACCAAGGGCAGCGTGCCGCCGTATCTGTGGGCGGTGATGGTGCTCGCCTACAACCTTCGCCTGCGCGGCATCGAGGTGGACACGCTCACCGACGCGCACGCCGACGACACCGGCATCCGCAGCAATCGCCGCAAGGGTTCGCTGGACAACATCACGCTGTGGAATGACGAACTGCGCGAGGCTTGGGCGTTCCTGCAGGCCTACCGAAAGCGCGTGATGGAGGAGAACAGGCGCGAGGTTCAGATCCGCCCGGAACAGCGGCGCCTGCTGGTCACGCAATCGGGCACGCCGCTGTCGAAGTCAGCGCTCGACACTTCATGGCAGCGGATGATCACGATGGCGATCCGCGACCACGTGATCACCGCAGAACAGCGCTTCAGCCTGCATGGCCTCAAGCACCGCGGCGTCACCGATACCGAAGGCAACATCGCCGACAAGCAGGATGCCGCGGGCCATGTCGAACGCCGTATGACTCAGCGCTACAACCACGATCTCCCAGTGGTCGCGCCCCCCAAGCCCCGCAAGGCCGCGAAGCACCAGCGCGGTTAGGGCATCCCGTCCGGGAAAAGCTCGAGTTCGAACTGCGTGCGCGTTGTGCTCAACGACGCGGCCTCTTTCGGGTACAGGCGTTTCACCTCGGCAACGACCAAATCGCATTGCGTGAGCGTCGAGGCCATGATCGCCAGGAGTTCGGCGTAAAACCCGACCGCGCCTTGCGCGTCGTTACTGCTGAGCAGACCGCGCGGGTCATCGACCGGGTGATCGAAGAGGCGCTTCAAGTCGGCCGCGACCGAGTCGCCAGTCAGCACCAGGCGCGGCACGAGCGAAGGCAACCGACCAGGGAGCGTTCCGGCGGACGCCTGCGCCCCGCGGGCCACTGCGAAGATCTGCTCCGGCAGGAGCACCGCGAACGCGGCCACGTTGCCGCCCTGGGCGGCGGCGGCGTACTCCGCGACGGATTTCAGCCACTCGCGGCGCCTCACGACCATTGCGATGGCGGCCGCCTCGCCGGCGATCGCGATTGCCAGGGACTTCGCCTGGTCTTGGCCCTTGCGCCTGTCCTGGAAAACCGTGGCGCCGGCCGTAATCAGGCCGCCGACGATCGCCCCCAGCAGAGCGGCGATTCCTTCGTCCATCCCGCTCTCCTGAAGTCCGTTCAGGGTTCATTTTCCCGGCCATTTTCCCGGGACAAAGAAAAAGGGGCTACGTTCGTCACGTAACCCCTTGTCCGGATTGGTGGGCCGTCAAGGATTCGAACCTTGGACCTATTGATTAAGAGTCAACTGCTCTACCAACTGAGCTAACGGCCCGGAACAACTTAGGAGCGAAACTATAACAACTAAATCCTGTTTCGCC